CGACTGGACCGACTGGACCCACTGGACCGACTGGACCGACTGGACCTACCGGACCGACGGGACCGACGGGACCGACTGGACCGACGGGACCGACTGGACCGACAGGACCTACCGGACCGACAGGAACTACTGGACCCACAGGACAAAAAGGTGATACTGGTCCTACTGGATTGACCGGTCCACAAGGCGCAATTGCTGGTCTGGTTAAATCCGCATATATAAGCGCAGAAAATTCATCAAACCAACTTCGTAATGTAGGTTTGAATATATCACAAACCAATAATTTCTATATGGCATCTTTTCGTGGAAAACGGAATAACGTAACCACACTTACTAGCGGACGCGCATTTAATACACCACACAGTGTTTGTATTATTATTAATGATGATTTCAGTATGAATCGATATTATTATATGACAGAATCGTCTACCTCAAATGCTGTAAGCCGTATTGATAATTCCGGAAGTCAATTTATTATTATACCACCACCCACAGACCTTAGCTCAGTAGAGATGGTGATGACGTTTCGTATATATAATATACCAGAGCAAAACGCACAAATCATTGAAGGCAATGGTGGTTACTTCAGCGACGTATCTTCAAATCTCTCGACACCATACATGCAACGGTGGTCCTGCTATATTGTATATAACACACGTGGTAATAATAACATTACAAGTTTATCTGTGGTGGCCACGCCAGTCGCAACTTCCACAACAGATCTATCGTATTCAATTATGATAGACCCAAGTAACAACTGGTTAGGTCAATCAACATTTGATGTGTATTCTATCGGTGCGGGACCGACCGGACCGACTGGACCGACTGGACCGACTGGACCGATTAGAGATTCATTATGGTCTAATGTATCAGGAACGTCAAATATTTATTACGCAAATGGTCCAGTTGGTATCAATACGACAACACCGGATATAAGTTATTCACTGGATGTAAGTGGTGTAATTAAAACACTTGGTATAAATAATGTTAGTGATTATCGTATCAAAGATAATATTATACCTCTCTCTAAAAGCCCAGGTCTTCCAAGCATTGATTCGTTACGTCCAGTTATTTACTATAATAAACTTCTTCATAAACACGAATACGGTTTTATAGCACACGAAGTTCAAGAAATATTCCCCGATATGGTGGTCGGCTTAAAAGATGCCGAACAATACCAGACAATTAATTATACGCCGATGTTTGCGCTTCTTGTAAACGAAATGAAAAATATGAAACGAGAGATTGCGTATTTAACGAAACAAATTAATCCAGAGAAATAAGCCACAAGCCACAAGCCACAAGCCACAAGCCACAAGCCAACAAACCCATAATAAATGAATTGTATATGAAATTACATACAATTCATTAGATCAGTGATAGATACATTACGGAATAAATCCATATTCCTTTTCTAAAATAGCACTGCCGCCGCCGCCGCTTGATTCGCCAATTACTGCAGATGAGAGAATAAATTCTACATTACCTCTCGCCGATGAACTATTTGTTCCTATTGTATACGCCAATATGACCTCCCCCGCTTGAAACTCTCCCGGTGCGCTCCCAGCAACAGTAGTTAATGATAACACCGAATTTGTATGACCTACTACAAATGGTGCCATAGAATACCCATTCCACTGAAAATAAAAACAATAATTCGTATTGTTAGTCAATGAACCAGAGTCGGAGATGACATATGTTCGTTTGGATTTATACCACCCCCCTGCGTCTCCACTTCCTGTGGCGGTTGTATATATAGTTATAAACGGTGTTGAAATACAATTGAAAACCCGAAGAGACAAACGAATATACCGTAATCCACCTACCGTGACAGTATTATTATTTGGCGGGAGATACCAATTTATCTTACTTCTCACAGTTGGAGACGCCGCAACCCACGAGTCAGCGTTTGTATAATACCATCCTGAATATCCGTATCGAATATATGGGATTGTCACAGGAGGTGACGCGTCCGCATACACTGAAGCCGCCGCCGCTGTATTTGCTGGGAGGTCTAGAACATTCGCTGAATAAGGATACGCATTCGGAAATAACACACTGTCACTCACGACAGTGTTTGCGCCGCTAACATCAACCGTATTTTTAAGTATTAATTTAATATTATATGACCGCACAGGTATCGCATTTACATTTGTAAGTGTATGCTGGTTTGGCGCAGCCTCTACCATTACTTTAATATTCAATGTGTCATTTTCAACCAATGGGACACTTTGAATTCCAGTAGATTCCGCAACCCCGGAATCTTGTAAACGCGCCGACACATTCAACGCAATCTGGCGCATTAACTCACGAGAGATGTTCGATATCGTAGTATTTGTATTTGTCAAATACTTATTCCCTGAATTATCCATATTCATTGTTGTATCTGCAGACATTGTAGATATTGTATCTAACACGGCGCGAATTCCAACTCTCGCAACCTCGCCATAATACGCAATATTTTCAAGAAGGTCGAGTTCATTTTGAAATAGGTCAACTCCGTGGACAGTATTGAATAATTGAAGCGCAAGATATCGGAGAAAATCGTGCTTGACGAGAGATTTATTAGAGTCGTATGTATTTCCGCCGCCACCGCCACCGCCCAACAATTGTCCACTTGATTCAGCACGGTCTAACATCGCGTGAGACGGATTAATTTTAAGTGAAGTAGGCCACGAATTACGAAACACAAAATACCGAATATTAGATGATGCGTCTGAAATAGCATCACTGAGAGATTGGTTATTTTCTATTGTTGGTCTTTGAAAACGAAATACAGAACGCATATCATTTAATTTTACGTAAAAAACGGCTGTCGCGTTATATGTTTCTACAGAACGAGAACTGGCACCAGCCCCAGCCCCGCTACCATCGTCATTATATGCGGTGTTTAACGCATACATTTGAAATGATGTATCTTCATATTCATCTGTAGTATCCATAGTAAATATGATCAATGAGCGTATTTACTATTATGATGTATTATTTATTAGTTATACCAGCGAATATAACTATTATGGGTATGACGTAGGAACATCTGCCTCGAATCCATACTCTTTCTCGCCAATTATACTATCACCGATAATAACACTAGACAACGTGAATTCAATAGTTCCTTCACCTGCAGAACTATCCGTTTCTATCGCAATATTCAATATGAGTTCGTTGTTCGCAAATGATCCTCCACTGAGAGAATTTGTCAAACCCACATTTGTAAATCCAATTATTGCCGGTTCGCGAATATACGAATTAAAGTTAATATAAAACGAATTCGTCGTTCCGTTAACGATATTACCAGCATTGGGTACAGTGTATTTACGCCAAGATCCCGACTGTGTATACACCATAATATATGGTAATGCTGTTTTATTATAAACCTTCAGATTTGCGCGAATATAACGTAAACTGCCTACAGATGCGGATCCACCACTTGCTGGCAATAACCATTTGATGTGATTTCGCACATTAGAATTTATATTTACCCAAGTGCTCGTATTCGCGTAATACCAACCATTAAATCCGAAACGTGTAAATGGTATCGGCGCTGGAGGTGAGAAACTGTTATATACTGCAGATGAAGCAGCAGTTGGCGCATACGTCACAACCGATGTTGAGTATGGATATGCCGTCGGAAACATTTCACTATCAATCACTGGTGTATTCATCCCAGAGACATCATTTTTAAGAATCAACTTCACTGTATAAGAGCGCACAGGTATTACTTCGACGCCAGTCAATGTGTTTTGACTTGCGGCAGATTGAAACATAACTTTGAAGCTAATCGTATCATTTTCTTGTAAAGGCAAACCCTTCAATCCAGAGTTGTCACTAATATTCGCAAATCTCTGAGGCGAATGAAAGAACATCTGTCTTATCAATTCTCTACACAGGTTTGTATTGTCTGTGTTAGTATTTGTCAAATACTTATTTCCAGATGAATCAATCGCCAATGCTGCGTCACTTGATGTTGTAGATATTCCTGATAGAATCGTATTGATATTGGTTCTCACATTTTCACCCCAGTATGTTGCGTTTTCTAATAGGTCTGACTCATTACTCAATAGATCAACCCCGTGTATTGTATTGAATAAACGAAAGGAAATATAACGTAAGAAGTCGTGTTTTGTAAGCATCTTATTTGGGTTATATACATCGGCAGTTCCCAACATACCAGCTGATTCAGGTTTATTTAACATTGCGTGTGCCGGATTAATTTTAAGCTCGGTGGGCCATTTACGATTAAAGACATAATATTTGATGTCACTAGCACTAATATCATTTATATCTAATGAGTCGGTTTGGTATTGAAATAAATCAGTCATATTGGATAATTTCACATAAAATACTGATGTCGCATCTGTTGATTCTACATTTGTACTGGATGCGTCGAGTAACGCGAGAGTAGAAAGACTAAACGTCTGATTTAAACCGGCCAAAGTGAAATCCATTCTTTTATACACGCCAAGTACATTACTTGATATTCTACCTGGTTCATATGTCGCATTTTGGATCTGTGTTGCTGTAAATATCACCGGGCCTGCGGAGGTTCCAGTCAGCGTTATTTCCCCTGTGGTTGGGTGTATTGTAGCAACTGCCGTATTATTCGATGAATATACAATAGGTGAAGTACTGTTACTGGTTGGAAATATTATTGGTGAGAACGGTGTTGTATCTGTATATAATTTACTAGATGTTACAACAAATGGCGCGGTATTTAATGGATTTGTTTGTAATACTATACCTACAAGTGAACCTGCCAGTAACCATACAGATTTTCCGTTATAATTAATCACTTCAACGATTTCATTTGTTATGTAATTTCGTACGACACCGGATAGCGTATAATATTTAATACCGTTAATTTGAAAGTACTCGCTCTCGTTGATTGGCAAATAAAACTTATCACTCGTCGTAACATTCAGAACAACATTTGGCAATATGTCTGATGGCGACGTAGATGTTTGCGGTATAACTATCGAAACAACCGAGTTTTCTATATTAAGATTTGCTATGTTACGTAATGGCGAAGATTCGGATATCGCAGATAATATCGTCGTACCGCTAACTTCAGGTATTATGATTTGCCCAATATCGCGATTATCTGAGTTCCTCAATAATTGAAGTTTTTGAAGCGGCGAAAATGACACATCTGCGATATTTGCGCCTTTTATATTTGTGTTCGTGAAGTTCACATTTTCGACTTTTGCGCCAGTTAAGTCAACATTAGTAAGTTTCGCATTCGCAAATGAAGCACCTGAAGCGTCAACCCCATTTAGTTTTGCTCCTGATAAATCGGAGTTTGTAAAAACTGTACTAGTCAATACTGCGCCAGATAAATCCGCATTCTTTAATGATGCTGTGGCAAATGAAGCGCCAGTTATATTTGCTCCAGTAAGATTTGCGCCGGATAAGTCTGCGTTGGAAAAGTTCGCACTTACGATAACCGCATTCGTTAAATTCGCGCTAACTAATTTGACATCTGTAAATACGGTGTTTGTTATTGTAACACCAGACAAAGAAGCGCCATTTAAGTTTACATTTGCGAAACTTGCGGTACTTGTTATTGTTGCGCCTTGAAGTGCGTTTCCAGCGCTCCGAACCGTGATTAACGTGGATATACTTGGCGGTGCTTCATATAATGTTCCTTGTGCTTGGGATGCGACGATAACCGCCGAACCAGGCGACCTTAATGTAACAAGACCAGAGGTTGGATGTATAGTTAATATATTGGATGATGGGTCCTGAAGTGCGTAAGTTACAGCACCGTTACTTGGACTTGATGCTGTCACTGTAAACGGAGCAGCTACCACATTATAAGATGAATCCACTATTAAACCGGATAATGTAGTTGTAGCGCGGTTCACTTGAACTGTCCACGATATTGGTGATGTTGTAAATTGTAATGTTTCTGCTCGTTTCGCAGTTATTGTCGCTGTTCCAACCGAAATTACGGATATAACACCGGTCGTTGAGTTAATAATGCCTGCTACACTTGAATTACTCGTTTCGTATGTGAATGCTCCACTGCTCTCGTTTGTTGCGGATACGATGAAATAAGGGTCTCCATATATTTTTATTATAGTATCCTCAGTCGGAGAAACACGTGTAAGTGGAGATACATAACGATGAACAGTCATTGTATTACTTACTTTTGTAGTAGATTCGTAGAATGCTGTGGATGCCTGTGTTGCTGTAAAATTTACATACCCAGCACCCACTAGTGTAATAATACCACTATTATCAATAGTTGCCGCATTTTCATTATTGGATGAATATGTTATTACACCATCACTAGCACTAGTAGGTCTATCTATTATTGAAAATGGTGCTGCTTTATAGGTTCTATTTGAATAAACACTTAACGTTGATAGTACCGGTGTTCCTTTAATTACAGTAATTACAACACTACCACTACTGGCATTAAAATTAGATGATGCTGTTTGAGATATACTAATAGTTGTGTCCCCAAGGCCATTGATACTTACAAAAGATGTATCCACAATTGACGCAACCGAAGGCAAACTGCTTGAAAATGAAAATACACCGCCGCTGCCGTTTCTGTCAGTATTTGTTGAGGTCGGTTCAAGTCTAAATGACGCACTACCATATGGCTTGGTGATAGGTGCGAGGGTAATCACCGGCGTGGAGGGAGAAACCACTAGGGTTGCTGATATATCCAACTGTACGTGATTAGATGTCGCTGCCTGTGATGCGGTAATAACAGATGAACCAACACCTGTGATTGTCACAGTCCTCCCAGAAATTGTGGCAACAGATGTATTGCTACTTACAAATGTAAAACCAGTCGTAGTATCTGCGGCTGTCGGATTGTTAAGATTATATGGTGTGATTCCATAATTTTTGGGGGGTACAACGAAATTGCTTAAGGATTCAGTGATGACAAATGACGCATCGACTGTCTTCTCGTTATAACTTGCGGTTGCTGCTTGTTTTGCTGTAATTTTTGTAGTTCCAATACCTGTTATGGTTACCCGACCTCCTGACGTAATTGTCGCAACACCAGGCGTACTGCTTGTATACGTAAAAGCGCCAACCAAGTTATTGGATGAAGGATTATTAATGTTGAAGGATACATCGCCGATATGCTTGGCTGCCACAATATATGTTCCGAATGAGGGATCAATCGGAAGCACAGTAAATGACACATCCACAAATTTCTGGTTGTAATTGGCTGTTGCGGCTTGCTTTGCGGTGAAGATTGTCGTGCCACCACCAACAACTGTCACAAGCCCACCAGACGTAATAGTCGCAACTCCTGGCACACTACTGTTTGTATAACTAAATGCGCCATCCAAGTTATTTGATGAAGGATCGTTGATGGTGAAAGGCACCTGGCCAAAGCTCTTGGATGCTACGGTATACGCCTGGAAGATCGGGTCAATCGGATTAACAACAAAGGACGCATCCACAAATTTCTGGTTGTAGCTGGCGGTTGCTGCCTGGGTTGCGCGGATGACTGTCGTTCCACCACCAGCAACTGTAATAAGCCCTTGAG